TGGCATGAAGACCCTGACGGGACACAGCAGTTATCACAGGGTAATCTAGTACCCATGCTGGTCAAAGCAGTACAAGAGCTTTCTGCAAAAATAGCAGAGCTAGAATCTAAACCACGATGTAAATGTAACGGAGAATAAAAATGGCACAAACAGTAACAGAATGTTTAGCAGCAGGGTCCGATTCAGTAGACTTAATCAATGGAATTAATACAGACGGAGCCTCTTCTCGTTATGCTTATGGTCTAGCAGATCAAGCAGCAATCAACGCGAAAGTGCAGCAAAACGTAGATCATCTTTCTACAATTCTGCTTTATGCTCCGGCGGATGCTTCTGATGATACACCTGATATTGCAGGAGCTGCTTCTGGTCTAAAGACCACGCACGTGGCTGCGGTAACAACCGGCACAAACTATATAGCGGCTAATTAATCTTATCTCATGGATATGGAACTATGGAATACATTCCTTACCTTTATAATAGCACCTATTATATATAGTATACGACAGAACTTTGTAGAAATTAAAAGGATAGATGTTCTTTTAAATAAAACTAGAGAAGAGCTTGCTAAAAACTATACTACCAAAAACGAACTAGAAAACACTATGGATAGACTTATCCGCATGCTTAATAAACTTGAGGTTAAACTCGATAAACTTTTTGAAGCTAAAACTAATTAGGGACTACTATGCCACGTAAAAGAAATAAAAATAAAAAACGAGAAGATTATCGAAAAGGCGGACGAGTTGGCTATGCTCCCGGAGGATCTACTTATAAAATTACAAATGCGGACGGTACTCCTTACGATCCTTTAGGTTATATTCCAAAACCCAGTCCAAGTAGTTCTCCTACGGTTGCCCCTGCTACAGAATTTTTAGGATCTGGTTCCGGCGAAGGTAGTTCTCCTACGTTTGACCCCACTCCTAACAAGAACATTCCATCAGCAAATAATGCAGTCACTCCAGAAAACCCAGTAGAACCAGACGTAGAACCAGACGTAGAACCAGACGTAGAACCAGACGTAGAAACACCAGTAGTACCACCTTCAGTAGAAATACCGGATCTTGTTTGGAAAAGCGACATGGAGATAGACGCCACTGGTAATCTAGTTACTAGAGGGAAAAGCGAAAAACCCGGAGAGCCTTCAAGGACTACTGCTCTCGATACGAGTGGGTTTGTTGTTGGACAAAAACTAACACATTCTAACGGTGTTCCCTATACTTTTGACGGAACTAGATGGATTAGGGGGCAAACAACTACAGAACAAAACACAGCCACGCTAGACAATATGACGGCTGAAAAAAATCTTCGAGCGCTTGAAACAGGTAGAAATGCAGAATCTATAGCTAAGGGAGATTTCTCAAACACTTCTTTGCCTACAATTCCAGAGGCCAAAACTGTACTAGATTCTAAGGGAAATCCTCTTACTTCAACTACTTTAGACCCCAGTGACCCTTCTTTCCAAATGCAAGCAGGAACGGATGCGGTAGCCTCTGGTGTAGCTGATTCAATGCCTGCAGGTTACAGTGATACCGCTCCCCCTGAATTTAATTATCCCGCAGACATGCCCCCCGATGGTATGAAATGGGCCTATGGGCCAAACGGAGAAAGAAAGGCTGTTTCACAAAATGCAACAAGTAACGAAATCGTTTCTACAGGTACTGCAGCAGCAGGCTCTGTAGGCCCCGGTGTTGCTACCAGTACATTTGAAGCCGCAAAAGCAGGAACTACTTCTGTTACTGCTGCTGAAGGAACAGTTACCGGAGGCCCAATACAAGACATACAAGGACAGCTTACAGCCGCTGGCCCTGCTGCTTTTATATCTGAAGCAGAAGCTGCCATTGGAGTAGCCGATAACGTAGATGCTATTATTTCTGGTAATGCTTTTGTTCCTGAAGTTAAAAACACAGGCGCAGGCGTTGCTGCTAATGCTCAAGCAGAAATAAACGAAAGACAGGCAATTACAGGAAACGCTCAGAGCGCTGATTCTGCACAAATTATAGGCATAGTAGGCTATCAAGCCACTAAATCCAGAGCAGTCACAGGAACGGCAGCCATAGGCGCTGCTGCAAATATGGTAGCAGAAGTTGCCAATATTCCTTCAAACATTGCTGCTGCAGTTGTAGAAGATCCTGCCACTATGGTAGCTCAGTTAGCTGGTGAAACTGTAGAAGTACAGGCGGCTATTGCTGCTTTGCCTACCGAGGCTCTAGTGTCTTCTCAGATGGAAACCTTATTGGGTGGACTGGAAAACGGTACTATACCTACTTGGGCTAAACCAGCAGTTGATGCTGTTAATCAAGGAATGGCACAGAGGGGCCTGAGTGTCTCTACAGTAGGCCGGGACTCTCTCTTTAATGCTATTATTCAAAGTGCTTTTCCGATGGCGCAGAGCAACGCACAAGCCCTGCAAGCTAGAGCAACGCAGAATTTAAATAATCAGCAACAGGCTAATCTACAAGGATCTACTCAAGAACAGCAACTACGATTGCAAAACTTAGCTAATCGTCAAGATGCTTCTAGTCAGACTGCTCAGTATTCTCAGCAGATGAAGACACTGCAAAGTCAGTTTAATCAACAGGCAGTACTAACCTCTGCCGAGCAGGCGCAGGTAACAAGAACACAAAACTTACAAAATCAACAACAAGCGGCTGTTCTTACATCTCAAAACCAACAACAAGCCAACATGCAAACGCTAGGCAATGAGCAGCAAATGAGCATGGCAGAGCTTCAAATAGAAGCCAATGCTGAAGGCGCTAATCAAAATGCAGAGAACCAACAAAAAATACTAGAGATGCAAAGCGCTGCAGATTTCTTGTCTAAGAACGCTGGATTTAAACAACAAATGGATCTTGCAAATCTAAGTAACGCACAGCAAATGGAATTAGCAAACCTTTCAGCGCTTAATCAAGCGGGGGCTGAAAACTTAAGTGCTGCACAACAAAGCTCCTTAGCAAACCTTAATGCTCAAATGAACACGAACATTAAGAACGCTGAGTTAGCTAGCTCAATGGGCATAGCACAGCTTAATGTTGACCAACAGACAGCCATGCAGAACGCTAATATGGTTGCTAATATGGATATGGCGAAGTTCAGTACGGCACAACAAGTAGAACTTGCTAACAGTAAATTTATGCAGACTGTACAAATCAATAACATGAGTGCAGAGCAACAAAGTATTTTGCAAAATGCTACAGCGCTGGCTGCAATGGACATGGCTAATTTATCTACTAGAGAAAACCTAGTTGTTACTAATGCCAAAAACTTTTTAACAATGGATATGGCTAATCTTAGTAACGAACAACAGTCTAATATGATGAACTCGCAACAAGAGCAACAAAGATTGTTATCAGATCAAGCTAGTGCAAACGCTGCTCTACAGTTTAATGCGACCAGCGAAAACCAAACTAATCAGTTTATGCAAAGTCTTGCTGCTAACATGAGTCAGTTTAATGTTGCACAACGCAATGGCATGGAGCAGCTTAATACTTCTTCTGCTAATGCCGCCGAAGCTAGACGAGTAGGAAACGAACGAGAAGCTAGTAAACTTGAGGCCCAGTTGCAAACACAGGTATCACAGTTTAACGCTTCTCAAGATTTCCAACTTGAAAAGTTTAATACTCAAAATGAATCAGCGATTGCTCAAAGCAATGTTGCGTGGCGTAGACAGGCCAATACACTAGATACTGCAGCTCAAAATGCAATTAATCAACAGAATGCTCAGAACGCCTATGGTATGTCTATGGCGGCACAGAATTTTTTATGGCAAGAACTTAAAGATCAAGCAGAGTTTAATTTTAGAAGGTGGGATAATGAAGAGGCCCGTAAAACTGCGTTAATGGTTTCTGCTTTAGGTAACGATAGTGCAGCTACTAAAGAAAGCACTAATTGGTCTTCAACACTAACTGGCATAGCGGGCTTAATAAAAAGCTTTTATATAGAATAACTAAAACTTTTTACTCCACAGATAAAACAGAGGAATAAACATGGGATTTTTCAAAAAAATATTTAAAGGCTTTAAAAAGGTTTTTAAGAAAATAGGCAAGACTCTTAAAAAAGGTTTTGGCAAACTTGCTAAAGCATTTGGTAAGCTAGGGCCTTTAGGATCTATTGCTTTAAATTTTTTAGTTGGCTTTGTTACTGCAGGTGCAGGCAATCTTTTTATGAAAGGTTTAAGTACTGTTCTTGGAAAAATGGGAAGCGTAGGAAAATTTATTGCTGATATAGGTTTAAGAATTAAACAAGGTGCTGATTTTGTTAAGAAAGGAATAGGTTCTGTTTTTAACAAAATTAGTGACGGTATTGAACTAGGGTTGAATACAATAAGCAAGCCTTTTATGAAGGCAGGCTCTAGAGGTCTAGGAAGCGGCTTTAGAGATTTTGTAAGCAACGCAACCAAAGGATTTATTGATCCCTCTAAAGAGGTTAATATTTTTGATAAAAAGCTAGGTTTAAAAACTGCCGACGGAAAATTACTTAGTAGCTTAAGCAGAGATGAGCTTTCAGCACTAACCGAAACGCAACTAACTAACTTTAAAAATGTAGCAACCGCAACAAACAGTAATAATTTTCTTATAGCAAATAATTCAAGAACAGTAGATGTGCTTAAAGACGCTAATGGTACTCGTATAAAGCCTGAAATAACCGGAGAGGAAGTTTTAGGAGCACTAGACAAAGCAACTGGAAAACAAACTATTTGGGATAGCCAAGCTAGTTTAGATACTTATACTGCAAACACAACCACGTTAGCTGGAAATGTTGGAGAAACTGCAACTGACGGACTTGTTGATGCCCTTGATGAAGCAGGACAATTAGTTAGCGAAGAATTTATACCAACAGATTTTTCAGGAAAAGGCGACCTTTTGCCTAAAGGTTCATCTATAACAAGCAAAACATCCCTCGATCAACCATTTGTAAAAGCAGATTTTTCACCAGAAAACTATGACTTTACTGCTGGCATCGGCGGCAAAACAGAAATTGACACAAGTGCTTTTTATAAGGGAGTTACAGAAGAAAAATCTTCAGTATTTGATTCGTTAAAAGACACATTTAAAGAAGGAGTAAAATTAAAAGAGGCCGGTGAGGAAATACTTTCTGGCCCAAGAGAATATATAGCAGAACAAGAACAGGCTGCCCAACAAGAGCAAGATCGACAAGATAGGGCCGCAGAAAGAAGGAGCGAGATAGCTGAAAACGTGTCTAAGGAAATACTAGCTTTAAATAGAGCTGATAATACTAGAGCATTTGGGGGCAGCACAGCACAATTCTATAACATAAATGATTTCCAGCAAGGTCGAGGAACCTTTAATCTAGCTAATTTTGATTATGGTGTAAATGCGTATCACGAATCTATGATGAATGCGTAGGGGAAAACAATGCAAAATAAAATAATACCGTCTGTAGAACAACATGTTTTTGAAAGACCCATTCCGGGCCAATCTTTAACTAATTCTTCAGAAGAAAAAAGACCTTGGGAACAACCCCCTAAACAGACTACTGTACGAGAGGCTACACAAGAAATATTTTTAAATGTATTAAAAGACGAAAACTTAACTGCAGTTACAGATTTGATGGCAAACGAAACGCCTATTGAAGAAATAACAAAAGTAATTTTAATGTCTGGATATGAAAAAGGACAGTTTAATCCTGATTTAATGTTACAGTTAATAGAGCCTACTATGTACATTTTGTTAGCTGTTGCAGAAAGGGTAGGGATACGCCCTGTTCTCGATAGGCCCGGAGAAGCAGAGAACGAGCCTGATGATGAGTTTAGCGCAGAGCAGAACAAAAAGGTAAGCGCAGAGACTAAAAAGTCTATAGGGAGCGGGGGTAGATTTCAAGACGCCGTTGTACCTACTGTTAGTTCTTCCTCTGTAGATCCCGGCATGAAACAGAAGTTAGCCGATTTAGACGTAAGTAAAGTAAAAGAAAGTATTTTACAGAAACAAAGACCCGCTGGTCCAACCGGACTAAACGCTACATTATCAACAGAGGCTCCTACTAGTCCGGGCGGACTAACAGAGTCTTTACAACCTACACAAGAAAGTTTACTCGGTAAACGGAGAGTTTAAACATGGCTACTAATATAAGCGATATAATTAAAAACTCTAAAAACATGAGTGCTACAGAGCTTGGTGGTTCTTTGTTACAACGACAAGAAGAACAAAAAGAAGATCTTTATAACCGCTCTAAAAGAAGCAACAAAGTTGACAAAACGTTAGCTTTAGTACTAGCGGGGCAGTCTATATTTTCAGAGGCTTATAAGGCAAGAGAAAAGCAACTAGCCGATGCAGAAGCGTTTGAACTTAAAAATAATGTAGGCCAAGCCACGCAAATTAATAATCTTTCATTCTTAAGCCAGACAATTACTCCTAATTTTATAAAAACCACCCAAACATTATCGCCGGAAGAACGGGCAACACAGTTACTAAGCGACACCAGAATAAAAGAAACTTTTAAAGAGCGCTTAAAACCACAAATAGATTCTTATTTTAAAGAAGTCTATGGAGAAAAAGAGCTTGGAAATATGCAAGGTACTGCAGCCTACGCTAAACAACTTAACTCTGCTATTAATACTGTTGCAAAAGAAATGCTTACTAAAGACGATAACGGCGTTATAAGAATTGAAAATTTTATAAACGAACTACCTAATCTTTTTAAAGAGCGTGACTTTGATAGACTAGAGCTTTTAGAGAAGGGCGTAAATTTAAAGCCGGTAGAGTTAACTGAATATGAAGCAGCAAGCTATAAACAAATGCGGGAAAAGTATAGAGCGCAAAGCAATATAGTTGGAGGCATTAAAGCAGTATTTAGAAGGCTTTCAGGCAAAGCAGAAGATGAAGGCAGTATTAATATATTTAAAAAACTAGAAGATTTAGATTTATCTAATCCAGAACTTGGCCGGATACTGAATACTTTAGATTTAAAAGGCTTTGCAACAAGCGGAGCTAGAAGCGCAAATATTGAAGCCGCATCCAATGTAGACTATAACGTACAGATTACTGAGGCAAAGCATGCTGATCTGGTTGATTCTGTTTTGCCAATACTTCAAAGTTTGGAAGGATTTATAAAAGACGCTGAAGTTGGCGCGGATGTAAGGGGATTGTCAATAGCTCCAGATGACTATTTCGGATCCAGCGTAGCTAAGCAACGCGCAAGCAAAAAGGTTATTATTGAAGAAGACTATGTGGATTTTTTAGATTTTTTAGAAGACAATCCTGCTATAACACGAACATATTCTGAAGATGTTGGCGCAATAGTATTAAGAATAAAAAACGATCCTAAGTATGCTACGAGTCTTTACCGACAATTTTCTGATGATGAACAAGAAATTGCAAGGTTTGGAAGAGAAATAATGAAGCCTAGGTTTCAAGTAGAGTTTGCTTCACTTTATGTAGCTAGAAAGGGTTTTACAAATAAAGCCCGTACAGGTAACGACCGATATAGTTTTAAAGCTGAGTATGAGTATAACAAAAGCTCGGTTGCTGTAGAAACAGGAGCAAGTTCTATTTCTATGGATAAAAATACTAGAAAGTTTGTTGCTAATGAAGCTTACTACAACAGCACAAAAGAAGAACAACAAATTGTTTGGGACAGCAATTTTAAAAATACAATACAATTAGCACGACAAGATAATCTAAGTTCAGAAGAGGAACAAGCAGTTATAAATCTTTACGTTTCTTCTGTACCGTCACCTGATGGTAAAGATCAAGTAGAGATTATGCAAAGACTTCAGAGACCCCCAGAGAATACTAGTATAGAAGATTCAGAAACTGTAACGGACGAATCTGTTTTGCCTACAGATGATATTCTTACAGCTATACGAAAATTAAATCCAGACATTGCTTTTTTATCTAATGAGGATATAAATAATTTACCCGCTTTCTCAGAATTAAAAAGAAGCGCGAAACAGACAATCGCTCAACAAAAAACAAATAAAGCGGTTCGTGACTGGGGGAAAGACGTTGGAGGTCGTATTATAGAAGATGCGAAAGACGTTGGAAGGCGTATCGCAGAAGATGAGCAAGTTGCTGCGGTATTAAAAATAGGAAAACAAGACCTAGCTACAAACAACGCTATAAGAGAACTACAAAGAAATAGTCCTGCTCTGTATCAAAGGTATACAGCTTTGTTAAAATTAGGTCTGACAAGAGAAAAAGCTTTACAAAAAGTAGAGGAATTTAAATAATGTCTGAACTAGAAAAATTTTTAACTTCTCTTGAAGAAGAAGAAAGTCTTACTAGTAGGAGCAGTCGTCGGTTAGACGATGCTGATAACAAAGCATACAATATATATACTAATCTAATAGAAAAACCAAAAAGCAGCGATGCTAATGAAGAGGCTATTAATGCGTATATAGAAGCCGAGAAAGCTAACGAAACGGCAGCCCCTGTGCCCTATACTCCTAATGCAGGAGGTAAAAAAACTTTAACTCAACTTGAAAATACTCCTAAGTTTGCCAAAATTGCAAATAGGTTTTTAGAAAGCGTAGGCGAAAACGACGACATCTTTGAATACTTAAGAGACTCTGACTACAGCTTAACCTCTGCAGCACTTAGGGCCGTTAAAACTAATAGCTGGACAGAACAACAAGCTTCTGATTACACGTATCTTAGAGAGCAGTTTGATAACGCTGAGTTGTCGGGCTTTAAAGAAAGATTTAATTTTGTTAAAGATTTTTCTATAGATGTACTTACAGACCCTATAAACATATTGGCGGGTATTTTTTCAATACCTACACTAGGTGGCTCAGTAGCCGCTAGGGGAGCTTTAGCTGCAGCCTCTAAAGCAGGACTTAAAAAACTAACTGCCAGCCAGTTAAAACAAGGTCGAAGTGCTAAAAAATTAACTTCTAAGCAGTTAGCAAAGCGAAAAGATTTAAGAAAAAAGAAAATTAAAAAAGGCGCTAAACGCGGAGCTAAAATAGGAGCTATTGAGGGTGCTGCTTGGGCAGGCCCACATGAATATTTTTTACAGGATATTGACGTTGATTTAGGAAACAGAGATAAAATAGACTTAGGTGTTGTTGCGGGAGTAACTGCGCTAGGCGGTGTATTTGGTGGAACAATCGGGGGCGGGTTAGCTGCTGCAAGTGCTCTTAAAAGGTCAAATTATTTAAATAAAAAGAAATTTAAACACACTAATGAAAATGAAATTGAAGTTAAAGGAAACCAGCCTAGAGAAGAGGTTTTAGAAACTAGCAGAATGAAGAGTGCTGTGGAAGCAATAAACCCTATTAAAGAAAAAGCAGAAAAGAATTTATATAACTTTCTAGCAAAGACTATAGCTAAACCTACAGCAGAACTTATTCCTTGGTTAGAAAACTCTACGGCCTTAAGAAAAGTTCTTACTACGCTTAATCCTGATCTTGGGTACTCGGTGCTTAAGAAAAAAAAGGCTGGTGTTAAAGAATTTGGCTTTGGAGATCGAGTAACAGCGCTTAGGGGAGACTACTTAGGATCACTAAAAGTAATTCTTAAAAAGGCAGATCGTGCAGCAGACAGAAAGTTGTTAGGTATTATGCCTGTAGGTAACAAACTTTCAAAAACTATGAACGATAATATTGGTCGTATGTTGCGTGATGAAAAAATAACAATACATAATGTAAAAGATGTAGAAGGCATAGACGGGATTACAAAAGAAATTTATATAGGCATAAGAAAAATACTTGACAGAAATCAAAAGGATTTAGAAAATGCTGGTTTGGTTAAAAAGGGCTTTGGATATATAGCAGGGTATTTGCCCCGCATTTATAACTATAGTCATTTAATGAAAAATAGAACTAAGTTTGAAGGCTTGCTTATTAAAGCAGGACACGCTAATCCAACGAAGTCAGCCAATAAGAAGAGCGGCATTAAAACAGATCTAGCTACTTTCGGTGTAGATTTCCGAAAGCAAGCTAGAGAAACGCTGGGCCTTCCCGAGGCAAAACTAACCGATGTCCGGGTTACTGCGTTAGCCAAGGAGTTGAAGGCTGCTAAAATTGTAGACGACATGTTAGAGAACAAATATAAGCCTTTTGAAGCAAGCAGATCAAGCTCTTCACCGGGTTATGTAAAAACTAGAACCCTTAAAAATTTAGACGATAACGAGATAGCAGAATTTTTAGAAAATGATGTTGAAACAATTTTACAAGAATATTTTGAAAGCACATCGCTAGTTATTGCAAGGACCGAAAAATTCGGTAGAACTGCGGCTGATATGGAACTTAAATGGATTGGCCCTATACGAAAAGAATTAATGGCCTCTAGTAAAGCAGCAGGTCTAGACGAAAACGCAGCAAGAGAAAGCGCAGAAAAAGTAATAGAACAAACAAAAAAAATAGTTTTTCATGTTACCGGAATAGAGTCTCCTAGAATTAAGAATAAAGCAGCCTCTGTAACTAATGATGCTATACTGCTATCGCAGCAGCTTGCTCATCTTCCATTTGTAACTATATCTAGTATTTCAGAACCTTTAATTCTTTTTAGTAGAGCGGCAGCAGGTGATTCGCCCTTGGTTGCAAGAGATATTGCATCGGCTGTTACTAGAGAAGTAGGAAATAGCCTTGATGCAACGATTCGTAGCATTCGCCGTATGCGTGGACAAACTACTAAAGACTCAGACTCTTTTGTAGGAGCAGCGCGCCTTAAGTTAGGTTTAAAAAAGTTAGATGATGCAGATTGGAAAGAGCTATATATGGCTGGTTTAGGTATGGAGCAAGGGATACAAGCAAGATTAGCAGGTTTAGTAGGGGAAGAAATGCAAACCTCTACTCTTAAAAAATTGTCTAATGGTTTTTTTAAACTAACCTTTCTTACTCAGTGGACAAAAGCAGTTCAGCTTGCTTCATTTACTACGGGTAAACGATTAATTAAACAAAGAGCAGAAGCGCTTTACAACCACCAAGAAGGCGGTAAATTAATTAAATTATCAGGAGAGGGTCGCTTTTCTACAAAAAGGTATTATGAAGAACAACTAGAAGATTTAGGTGTTGATCCAAAAGAAGCAATAGCTTGGTATAAAAAGTCTTTAGATAATGGTGTTTATAATCAAACTAAAGGAGAGGCGCAGAGTTTTTATAATGATAGATTAATTGCTGGTGCTACTAGATTTGCTAAAGAAATTATTCTGGATACTAGTACTACACAAGCTAATAGACCTCTGTGGTTTTCCCATCCTGCCGCGCGGCTGCTAACACAGTTTGCTGCATATCCTACTGTATTTAATAATACTATTTTAAAACGCTGGGCTAATGAAAGTATTAACAACCCTACACAAGCACTTCCTAAAATAGCAATGACAACGGTTGCAATGACTGCTATTGCTCATTTAGGAAACACTCTTAGAAGTGGTGGTGAAAACTACTATCATTATAATACAGGAGAAGAAAAGACACCTCTTGAAATGGCTGGAGAAGGGATTAGAAGGTTTGGCGGTTATGGGCCTTTCGATTATGCACAAAGATATGGACGCAGTGCAGAGTCAGGAAGCGGCGGAATAACTTCTGTTTTAAAAACATTTGCTGGTCCTTTTCCACAAGATATTATAGATGCCGTTGCCTACCGTAGAGGTGTTGGAGAAACAATTGCGCAAAATGTTCCGTTCTACCAAGCTCTTCCTAACGAAACAAGAAAGGCGTTACGAAAAGCCGGTAGAGATTTTGACAAGGGACCAAAGGAAGAAAAAGTTAAAAAAGAAAAACCTAAGAAAAAAGAAGACGTTTATATTCGTTACGCGAAAAGTAAAGGTGGCATAGTTTACGATGTGCCCAATGCTTCTGTAGAGCCTGATGAAAGAATTGATAAAATGACAGGAGTCCCTTACGACGAACAGGCTGGCGTAATTATGCGGGACGAGGAAGAACGTGGTGTCGTGTCCCTTGAAGACCTTAGGCTTGGTTTTAACGAAGGAGGTCTACTTAGCCCCACTGACGCCGTAGAAGCGGCACTTGACAGCGCAATAGAACAACACGCAGCAATGCTTTATGTGGCCGAAGGGAAGCACGGCTTTACTAAGAACTTAGGGTATTCCCCTGCAGTCTCTAAAGACGCTAAAGACAAAGCTAGCGGCAAAATAACATATGACATCGGATACGGGCATAAGATTACTGCAGACGAATGGGCGTCGGGGGAAATCCACGGTATTCCGTTCACTTCCGATGATGGGGAGATATACCTTGATGAGGAAGACGTACGTACTATTATGCGTACGGATATTCGGAATAATCTAGCAGAAGCTCGACGGCTCGGTTGGGACGATAAGCTTAAGGCTAGGAATACGTCTTGGGATGAACTGACTACATCGCAGCAAACCGTGCTACAGGACGTATCTTACAACGTAGGTGCGAGCAAAGCTGCATCAGCTTGGAATGATATTTTTGACAATCTGGGTGATACGCCAGAAGAGAGACGAAAATTTATTAAGAACTCACGTAGAAAAGATGCGGGATACAACACAGAAGGCATGGACAATAGAGCAGCTCAAACGGCATTTGCAGCAGGCTATATTAAGAATGTAAAAGAAGCTCACGCAATGGGATTAACATTAGCAAGAACCGTTGACGGTAAAGCCTATGCCGAGCTTACAGAGACACAAAAAGAAGAGCTTGCTCGGATTGAAGCCCAGCGTAAAACAGCAGAAGCCGAGCGTAAAGCAGCAGAAGCAAAGCGCCTAGCAGAAGCAAAGCGCCTAGCAGAAGAAGCAGAGCCTGTAGCAATGCTACCGAGCACTCAGGACGGAGTACCTCCATCGTCAGACACTGTAGAACCTTTAGCAAACGCACCACAGTTTAACCGCGCTAACGTTAATCAAGGCGGCTTAGTTAATGTACTTTACAAAAGAAGTCAACGTGGATAACGAATCCTCTGAAGATATTTATTTTGCGTTACACGGATACTATGAAGAAGATTTAGATAGAGGGTATCGTATTGATTGTAAGATGCGCTCTAGACAGGACTTGCCTTGGTTAAAACGCGACGAGTTCCAAATAGTTTATGAAGAAATACTAAAGGCTTATTTAATAGGCTTACCAGAAATGGCTTTAGAAATAGCTTTAGAACATATAGATACAATACTACAAAGTAACATACGCTTTACCCCTGAAGAACTAAAGGAAAAAGAGAATCACTATGAAATTTAATTTATTTAAAGGTGTTAAAGGAATACTTGGCGCGGTAGCCCCAACAATCGGTACTGCACTAGGGGGTCCAATGGGCGGCATGGCCGCTAATATGATAGCAGAAGCATTAGGTTGTGATCCTGAACCTAAAAAAATAGAACAGGCTATTCAAGCAGCTACACCAGAACAACTTGCAGAGCTTAAAAAGATTGACGCAGAGTTTGATGTTAAGATGAAAGAGCTTGATGTAGATTTGTATGCTCTTGAAACGGCTGATATACAAGACGCAAGAGGTAGGTTTTCTAAAGACTGGACTGCGCGTGTAATAGGTGTCACTGTTGTTGGAGGCTTTATGGGCTATATATTCTTAGTAACTCTACAGCCTCCAGAGCAAAACAGCGAGGCGCTGATTAACCTTGTTCTTGGTTATCTAGGTGGACTAGCTAGTGCGATTATATCCTTTTACTTTGGTGCTAGTAACTCTGACAGCAAAGAAAATTAATGCAAGAGATTGCTCGCTTAATAGGTGAGCTAGGGCTTCCCGTAGCGGGAGGTCTTATTATGGCTTACTTTATATTTCTGGTTATGAAACAACTAATGAATGGTTTGGTAAGTGAAATAGAAACTGTTCAATCTATTTCAAAGATGCTTATTACTAGAGCTTCTACTATGAATAACGATATAATTCGTATTGATACCAGCGTGTCAAGCGCACTGAATCTTTCTCCTGATCTTGACAGAATTGCTAGAGCAGAAAACTTTGTTGAAGACGGCAAGATAGACGCAAGGCGAGACTAATGGATCTTGTACAAGTAGTTTCGGAGTTTGGTTTTCCTGTAGTAATGGTAATGGGACTTGGTTATTTTGTCTACTTTGTGTGGCAAACAATTACTACTAAAATTGATCCTGCTGTACAGGAAATGAAGACAACTATTATAAGACTTACAGATCAACTGCGGTTGTTAGACCAAGACATGATACGATTACAAATAAAAATAAACACTGTTTTAAAACTAAAGTATGATAATAAAACAGATAACAATGAGAAAGATAAATAAAATTTTAGAAAGTTGGGAGGGCTAAATGCCTAAAAAGAAAACAAAATCTAAAGTAAACGAAGCTGGAAATTACACAAAGCCTACAATGAGAAAAAGATTGTTTAATAAAATTAAAGCAGGAACTAAGGGTGGCAAAGCAGGCCAGTGGTCAGCTAGAAAAGCTCAGATGCTTGCTAAAGAATATAAAGCTAAAGGTGGAGGTTACAAATGAAAGGCGTTAAACATTATAAAAGAGATGGTACAGAGCATACAGGCTCTAGTCATAAGATGGCGGATGGTACTCTTCATACTAATAAATCGCACACTAAAACAAGTGTAAAGTTATTTCATTTGAAGAACTTGTCAGAGAAAGCCAAGAAAAAAGCAAAAGGCAAAAAATAATGGTTCTTAAAAAATCTCAAAAATCTTTGAAGGCTTGGACTAATCAAAAATGGCGCACTAAAAGCGGCAAGCCTTCAGCAAAAACAGGCGAAAGATATTTGCCAAGTGCCGCTATAAAGGCGCTATCTTCAAAGGACTATGCTGCTACTACTAGGAAAAAAAGAGAAGATACTAAAAAAGGTAAGGCGGTTAGTAAGCAACCAAAAAAGATAGCAAATAAAACTCGCTTATACAGAAACAAAAGTAAATAATGTTAAAGAAAAAAAGAAACTCTCAATTTGTATTAGCTAATTTAATATTAACGGCGCTGTTTTTTTTCTTTAGTATATCCGCTCAAGCAAATGAATTACTGTATAAATTTAAAAGCCCTAGTTTTTCTGGCATCAATTCTTCTTCTCATTATCTTACGATAGAGAATCAGGAAGCTACAAGAAGAGCCGCCATTAAAGAAGAGATAGATGCATATACAGATGAATTAGTTAGAGAAGCAGAGAACACAACGCTTGCAAGATTTATTAGAAATCTCGAAAGCAGAATATACGCACAGCTTAGTAGGCAACTAGTAGATCAGTTGTTTGGAGAAACACCCCAACAAGCAGGTAGCTTAACCTTAGAGGGTAATACAATTGAATATGTTGTTGAAGAAGAAACAATTACGCTCACAATTACAGATGGGTCTGGGGGCACGACTAACATTACTGTTCCTATTGGTAACTTTACTTTCTAGCTGTGCGTTCAATTATGATGAGCTTATTAAAAGTAGGGGTATACCCGACGTAGTTCTTAAAAAGTCTACAATATTAGAGCTACAATCAGAAGAGCTTAGACAAGTAGTTCCAGCAAAACGAAAACCTATAGTTGCTATTTACCCCAATAGCTTTAAAGATCAGACAGGCCAACGTAAGAGCAACGGAGCATTTGCATTATTTAGCACAGCCATTACACAGGCTCCTGAAGCTTTTCTTATTAGGGCTTTAAAGCACGCTGCAAACGGCGAGTTCTTTCAAGTAGTAGAGCGGGTAGGGCTGGATAGCCTAACAAAAGAACGCCAGTTAATACGCTCTACAAGAGAAACCTTTGACGAGGACAGTGCTGTAAAACCATTGTTACTAGCAGGGTTACTCATACAAGGCGGTGTACTAAGCTACGATACTAACATACGATCAGGCGGTGCTGGTGCGCGCTATCTTGGTATTGGTACAAGCAAAGAGTACCGAGAAGATTCTATTACTATTACATTAAGATTAATATCTGTATCTACAGGGGAAGTCTTAATAGAGGTACTGGTATCAAAGAGCATTACTTCAGCAAGTATATCGCAAGATATTTTTAGGTTTATAGAACAAGAAACAAGACTTATTGAAATAGAAGGAGGCGTTGCTGAGAATGAAAGCACCTCTATAGCTTTACAGAAAGCAATAGAAGAAGGCGTATTAGAAATTATTAGAGTAGGATTTATTCGGGGGTATTGGAAGACATGAAGAAAGTAATCGGTTTGTTATTGGTATTGTTCACTGGCTTATCTTTAGCAGCAGACAATGAAATTTATATAGATCAAATAGGCTCTACAGCTAACATAGATCTCGAACAACTTGGAAGCGGAAACCTTATTGGTGGCTTGCAGGCTACGGCGGGAACAATGACTTCGCTTGATCTTAACGGTACATCTATGACGCTGGATATTAATCAGGTAGGAAATCTGAATAAATTCTTAGGTGAAATGTACGCGGACTCTATGACAGCCTACTTTAACTTTGATGGAGATAGTAATTCTTTTACAAGCACAGTAGACCCCACCAATACATTTGGCGCAGATAACTCAGACCTTAATGTAGCGGTTACAGGAGACAGTAATACCTTTACTCTTGATCTTGCTACTGCAGCACTATCCGGCAATACAGACCTCGACTGGACCGTTCAAGGTTCATTGAATACTATTAACGCAGATATTGATATAGATTCAGCAACGAACTTTATGGATATAGATGGCGATAGTAACACTGTTAATTATGATGGAGACGGATATGCAGAAGGTTACTTTAGCCTTACACATGCAGGAGACTCTAGAAGCTTTGAAGTTGACCAAGCTTCTACGTTGGCTAGCGATTGGCTTACTGTTACCTCTACTGGTGATAACGGTACTATTTGTATCAACCAAAACGATCAAGGCACAGCAGTTGGATGCTAGTGTTGACGTTGGAAATATTACAGAGCTAAGAGGAAACACCAGAGTAGTAAGAGATAAGCCCTACGAAAGCGAGCTTGCTTTCTCTATAAACTCTATGGACACATTAGAGACTGCTAACGGCAGGATGGGTATTACCTTTAGGGACGATAGTGTTATACGTCTTACAGAACACAGTAACGTAACGGTAGATAGTTTTATCTTTGATACTGATCCTAATAAGGGAGAGCTTGCGTTAAACTTTCTTAAAGGTACTGGAAGATTTATAACGGGTACAAAAGGAAGAATTTCTAAAGACAACATTAAGATTCGCACACACTCCGCGTCTATAGCAATTAGAGGAACTGACTTTACAATAACTGTTTCAGAAACCGGAGAAGCCCTTATAATTTTATTGCCTGACGAGTTTGGTAATAGCTCTGGTGAAATTGAAGTCTCGACTGCTCTTGGAAATGTAGTTCTTACTAAGCCCTATGAGGCTACTACTGTGTACAACTTTGAAACCCCACCTACTCCCTCAGTAATATTAAACCTAACACTTGATATGATCGACAATATGTTGATTGTCAACCCTCCCGAAACTAAAGAGCTTGTAGAAACAGAGTCTACAACGGCTGTTGATAACGTGCTTGATGTAGACTTCTTAGAGTTTGAAGATCTAGATCAGGATGCTTTAGCTGAAGATTCTTTAGAATACCAAGAACTAGATATAGACTATCTTGCCGGTAATTTTCTTGAAGATCTTTTAGACGTACTACAGGATGTAGATGAGTTGTCTAAAGCAGATAAGGCACTGTCCTCTGACGGGGTTACAGGTACTACCGTAGGCTATGATAAAGATACACAGATAAGTACCTTTTCTACAACGGTTAACTTAACATTCCTACGTAAGATAGAAGATGCGTTACAAATAAAAGTACCTAAAGATGGCTCCTATAGCATACGCATTGACCAAGAAGGAAAGGTAAATCAAATCTCTACAAATGGTGGAACTTCTTCTACTATTAATATTAAACAAGGAAGTTAATTATTTTAAAAATAGCCATATTGCTGGTGCTGTTTTTTATTCCTGTTACCTTTGAAGTAGAACCTTTAGAAGTTCTTAAGCTTAAAACCTTTGATGCTTTAGTTACTCAGCCAGAACCCTCTGGTAACTTTACAATCTTAAATATAACCGAAGAAGATATAGATAAAGAAGGAGGTTATCCTTTACCTCGAAAACGATTAGCAGAAATACAGATTGAGTTACTTACTGCAGGGGCCATTGGTGTGGGATGGGTGATTAGTTTCCCACATGCAGATAGATTAGGAGGCGATGAGGAATTTGCTGCGGCTCTTAGTTACGCGCCCTCTGTACTGCCCCTATTTGAAACTAGCAACAACCAGTACCCCAAGACTACAGGCACTGTAATAATGGGTGATGATATTGGAGGGTTTAAAGTACAAGGCGTGCTTAATAACATTCCAATACTGTCTGAGCATTCCAACTCTGGTATCGCAGTAGCGCAAACGGATGTAGATAATTTAGTCAGGCGCTTACCCCTACTAATGAGAACACCTGATGGTTGGGTTTCTGCCTACGGTACGGAAGTACTCAAGGTCTTGTTAGACTCCAGTACCTATATAATTAAAACAAACGATAATGGTATAGAAGAGATACGGGTACAAGGGCTACCACCGATCCCTGTAGATTCTTTAGGGCGTAAGTGGATCAGTTGGGTAGACACACCACAGACAACGCTACAAGAAATGAATGTAGAGGGAACGTTTGTGTTTGTGGGGGTAACTGCACCGGGAGTAATGCCGCAACTCGCTACTCCTGTAGGGCTACTAGAGCCACATAAAATACAAGCAGCGCTTGCTGAAAGCATTCTAATACAGAATAGCCCCCAGATTCCTGATTACGCCTTAGGCATAGAGCTACTAATGCTTTTTTGTTCTGTTGTTTTAGTCTGGTTTATTTTAAGCCTCTTAGGTACTACCTTAGGGATCAGTCTTTTTGCCTTGACGTTAATAGGCAATGCGTATGTAGGCTTCTACCTAATACAGAAAGGCTTGTTAATTGATGTAACGTGGACTCTGCTGTGTCAGTTTATTACAGGAGCTACTGCGTTCTACTTTAGATTCAGAGAGCAGTACAAGTTAAGACAGCAAGTTAAGAAGCAGTTTGGCAAGTACCTTGATCCCCGAATGGTTAAGAAGCTACAGGACAATCCAGAGCTTTGTAAGGTAAACGGAAACAGAGTGGACTGTAGTATTATCTTCACAGACTTAAGAGGGTTCACTAGCCTGTCGGAATCTGTAGAGCCAGAGATGGTTACTTACATTATGAATAACGTACTTGATGTACAGGTGAAGGCAGCTAATAAATTTTATGGCTGTACTGATAAGTTTATTGGGGATGCAGGCATGTTCCATTATAATACTATTATTCCCCAACCTGACCACCATGACTTAGCCTTACAGACTGCTAAAGAAATAGAAGGGAATATCATTGAGCTAAACAAGAAGTTTAAAAAAGAAGGCATACCTGAAATTGCAATAGGTATAGGAGTTAACTCTGGCATTTGTATAGCTGGAAACTTTGGAGCTACCGATAGGTTTGCATTTTCTCTTATAGGAGATCCTTGCAACATAGCTGCACGACTAGAGTCAAGTACTAAGGTTGCAGGCGTAGGTACACTGATAGGCGAAGAGACTGCAAAGCATTGCTCTTTTGATTTAAAAGAACTAGCTCCTATAACAGTCAAAGGAAAAGCCAAACCGTTAAAAGTATATACGTGGAAATAAAAACTTAGTTAGCGGGAGGGGCAGAGTCCTTTGCAATATACCTACCACGGCTATCCCTAGCTCTTGGTTTTTTAGCTTCCTTCTTTGCTGCTTCAGAGACAGCATAAGTATCTGTACTTTCTGAATTGTTTAATCCGGTTGGACTATCTGTAAGCATATCTTTAAATATTTTCCACCAGCTCATCTTAGTTCTCCTATCATGATTTACGAAAATTTAAGTCTGCTTCTATTTTACTATGCACTTCGTCTAGTTCTCTTGTAGCGCTTCTTACTGTCGCCTGCAATGTATTAAAGTCTTCTTTAGTAAGCTGGTTTTTTAACTTTGTTATATCTGTAGAAGTCCTTTCAGTAATTAACTGTCCTTGTCTATTAAACAAAATAGCATAGCCTAAAAGCTTGGCTTCTTCTCTTTTTTTTCTAGTCACTAAATAATCTCACATGTGCCAGCACTGCACGCAAGCTCTTTAGTATTCTCGGTGTTGTCCTCAGTTTCATACTGAGTAATTTTAGACCAGTCAACGTCGTCTGTAGTTACCTTCAGCCATTCTCGATACTCTTTATAAGTTATCTCCTGATAGGGTGCTTGTTTATATGAATGATCTGAGTAGGGAAGGAAAGAAATTCCTGATATATCAGCAAAGTTTTTCTTTACCCAAGTTCCTACTTCCATCCATTCATCCTCCTTAAGGGAGATGGTGACAGAGGGTTTATGTTCACACCACAAATCTTGATACTTTTTCCAAATTTCTAAATGTTCTATAGCTGTAAAATCTTTCCTAGTTAATGCTCCTTTAGGACTCTTCATAGGAAAATAAAAGACATAGGTGTGGTCAGGCTTAGTTATATCGTCTTCATAGTACACACCTGCATCAACCATCATCTTAGCTAGCGGGTCTTTCTTATCCGAGCGGATCGTGCGGAGGTAGTATGGGCTATGTCTAGTGTGAATACCAGAAGCACTATCGACCAGTTGACTTACTGTTCCACTAGGTTTTACGCAGGTTATAGCTGCAGATTGGGGTATACCTAGCTTCTTAGCCCATACTTTATTAACAGAAACTGCTACATCTTTAAGCTTTTCTAAATCTATTTTGCCATTTATCATATCGACATTATCCATAATGCCGGTAAGGGAAACCCCAAGTAAAGATTCTTCTTGTGTATTGTGCTTCCACTTGCTTGTTAAGTATCGGAAGTTAGTTAGTGTTGCTTGCATCGTACCGAGTATAGTGGCTGCTTCAACTTTAATTTGCAGACTATCAAAAGTATCATGGGGCCTAACTACAACTTCTGTTAAGTTACAGAACTGCTTGTTGCGTAAAATAATTTCACTACAGGGATTAGTACCGAAGTCTCCGTACTCTTCTCGTCTGCCGTTCTTAGCTGCCTGTTTAGCTGCGGCCTGTCGATTGAACATACCTCGCTCACCGCTTTTACTTTCATAAAGAGATAACCATTCTCGCATAAAGGAAGCAGTGTCTATTGTATCGGTATAGGCTACAGAGTTATTGGATAAAGCGCGCTGCTGGTTTTCCTGCCACCAAGCTCCCGACTTAGCATTTCGCATACGAGAGTCAGAGAGGTTGCTGAGAGAAAGCAAAGCACTTCTTCGTACTCCCCCCACTACAACCACTTCCGCGATCTTACACATTAAATCATGGCAGTTAAGAGATTCTAGTTTGTTTTGTTTGTTTGTTATTGCGTTTTGAAAAATGTTAATAGTAAAGTCAAATAGTTCCTCTAAAGGAGCGGGACCGCTAGCTCGTCCACCAAAAGTTTTAAGCCTAGCTCCGTATGGTCTTACGTTAGTAACATCCCAAGTAGGAATCTGACCTGCGTATAGTAACGATAGCATTTCTTTGTAGGCTTTAGCCCAACCAATTTTAGAATCAGCTACCTTAATAACTGTATCAGAAGCAAACAGTTCTTCCGGTAAGTCAGGAAGTTGGTTTATATACTGGCGCTCTACACTGAAACCAACACCTGTGCCGCACATTAGTATGTACAGGGTTTCGTCAAAAGCTCTAGGCGTATCGACAGCTAAGTAGCTACAGTTAAAACCTGCTACGTTGTCTTGCTCAAGGGCTTTCCCTGCTGACATCAAAGCCCTCATGCTTGGCATAACGTCTAAAGTAAGAACACCGCTCTCAAGAGTAGTCCGTATTGCAGACCATACAGAAGGTTCTAAGTTATGCTTTTCTTTTAAATGGCTTTCAAAGAAATCAAAGTAACGAGCAACTGTTTCGTCCCAAGTTTCTCTGCGTTGTTTATCTTCGTTCCATCTAGCGTATCGACTAAGGTGTATGAACTGCTGATAATTGGTAGGAAGCCCTACACCATGTATGTTTTTTTCAATCATTTTAAATCCTGTATTATAATCTGGGATGTCGTGTATAAAAGAGATAGGGAGCATACAAAAATAAAAAGAAGAGGTATTAAAGTAGCGTGAAGCTCCACATTAATTTCTAGCATCCCGCGTAGTCCGTAATAAAAAATTTGTGAAAGTACATAAAGCAAACAAAAAGAACTGTAGACTATAGCTAAAAGAGAAACCATTCCCACTACAGAAATATCCAAAGTAAGAAAAAAGTACGTCCCCAAAGTTAATCCAACAATCGGAATCATATACAAAAATCTTAGCATTATTAATGCCTTTCCATATTGTTTTCTTCTAGTGCCATTTGTTGTGCTTCTGTAGCACAGATACGCTTCATTTCTTCTCCGTAAAGAATAACAGCATAGTGAATAAGTTTTTTAATATCTAACAAGTAGCCTTCTTCTTTCTTCTTATAGCGCATAGCATACTTCATAATATTACCAAGACAAAATCCCTCACCATAACCAGAATCAAATATCATATCTGTTGCCTGATACTTTTTATTTTTTGCATAGTGTGCGCTATAAGTATTTTGTATATACAGAGATATGCTTTCTATTGTTTTGTCTTCATCAAATTTGTAGTTCATGCTGTTTCCTGTAAATAATTAATAGCGTCCTGTAAATTTTTTATATTGTCTTTAAACAGTCCAAGTCCTGTGTTACATTTGTGACACAGTAGCCCCCGAACTTTGTTTGTGGTATGACAATGGTCGACATACTCGCCTAAACATTTTTTATAGTTTTTATCGTTTTCATTAACAAAAGTAACTCTACATATTTTACACTTGTTCTTTTGTTCTTTCAACATAAGCTCGTGGTCTGCTACTGTAATACCATACTTTCTTAATCTATCCGCTGCCTTTGTTTTACTTCTGTTTGCAACTTTGTATTTTTTATATTTTTCTACGTTTGCACTGTAGTATTTTTTGTTCGATATAGCTACTTTTTCTTTGTTTGCAGCTCTCCATACTTTATTATAGCTAACTTTACAAAAGCCCATCACTTACTCCTTAAGTTCCGCTGGCAAAGTATCTTCGCTATACCAAGTAAAGTTGTTTGCTTCTGCCCATTCAGCGTGTGTTCTTTTAGTACCGTCTTTTCTTTTCTTTGCTCCGGGCATAGGCGCTGTCGGTTTTTGAAATAAGAATATAAATTCTATTGTGTCAGGCAAAGCTTTTCTAATCCATATATACTTACTGTACTCCGCGTGATCCCAGAACCTTCCCTTTGCTTCTATAAGGAATTTATCTTTTACAAAATCAGGCTCGTAAGTATGTTCTACTACATAAGATACCTTGTCAGTATGGTGACTCCAAGAGCTAAGAGCGCCTTGATGTAACTCGTATTCCCATTTACTATCATACCCTGCAGGTATGTTCTTTTCTCTGGGTCGTGCCTTTCTCGGTGTCCTACGCGGCAACTTCGTCTACCCTCGGAACACGAACAACCTTTGTTAAGTAAGTAAAGCCCTTCGAGTATTTAAAAGTCCTTAGCCCCTTCCCGTTATTAGCGTCGCTATGACACACGTGCTTATGCGCACACCAGCCACACTCACTAGGTAGTTTTAAATTTCCAAAAGCCCCGTCGGGTATAGGAGAGTAACAGCGAGCAGGAGGTGTGTGTTCTTTTAGTTGTTGTCTTAGTGTTTCAATCTTAGCAGGCACATTAGGCTTATCTAAACTCTGTGGTTTAAAAAAACTAAGCTCGCCTGATTCTTTATTGATGGCTAAGAAACCGCCGCCTGTTGTTTGCTCTGCCTCTTCGTATGCTGACAGTTGCGCTAAGTAACCAAAGGAATCTTTATCGGCTAACGTACCGTGTGAGAACTTCCTAAAAGCAAAGTTACTGGCGGATTTAATATCCACTACTTCACCGTCTATCTTACAATCCATGTGTCCTTTAATACCACTAACAGTAACTTCTTTTTGTTGGGCTGTTATCTTATGCCCGGATAACTTAACCAAAAACAAAACAACCTCTTCTAATAAATGACCATATAAGAATTTGATTTGGGTAGAAGGACTTACTATGTTTTTCTTAGGGTCTGTTTTCATATCGTACCATAGTTGTCTTTCGGGCCTACCGATATTAGACATACGCAAGTAGGGCTTTTTAACTTCCCTAGGTACAAGCCACTGTCGCATGGCGCTTTTCATTCCTTCCGCAAAAGCATCTAACTCTTCTTCAGAAACCTCTAAAGTTTGGCCTTCGCTTATTTTAGATATTTCTTTGTAGATGTCTTCTACTAACGTGTCTAAAGTTTTAATGGGTTTCACTCCAGTTATCTCCTATTTTATATTCGCCGTCTAAAGGACAAAACATATTTAATGCTGTGGCTGTTTCAGCTAAAGCCTCTACGCCTAGTCTTCCTACGTGGTCTGCGTGCAACGCATGTACTTCCAGTTGCCACTCGTCGTGTATGTTAGCTACAAACTTAGCGTCTAGCTTATGCTGTTTAATCTTATTGTCTAAGAGCACTAGAGCAGTCTTCATAACTATTGCCCCACCTCCCTGCAATAAAGAATTTAAAGAAGAATAAACTTCTCGTATATGTATAGTCCTACCATCTAAAGCTTTTAAGTATTTGTTTTTGTGCGCTCTTTGTTTAACGCTTTCTGTAAGATTTCCAAGTGATGGGAGATTGCGGATAAAACGCTCCCTAAGTGCTGCACCGGCTTTTGAGTTTCCTCCAACCACTCTTCCAATTTTAGCATCTCCGGCTCCGTATATGAGGGCATAGATGAAAGTCTTCGCCTGACTTCGTAGTTCAAGTCCTGCAAGTGCTTGATTTGTAGAGTGAATATCTCCGTTGATGATCTCATTTACATAATCCTCGTTTTGCATATAGTGTGCTAAAACTCTAAGCTCAAGACCAGAAGCGTCTATACCTACTAACTTATATCCTAGGGGTACTGTCCAACACTCCCTGCATTCTTTGCCGTAAGGCTTTCCAGAGCTAGGTGTCTGAGCTACGTTAGGACTTCGGTGTGACATCCTTCCGGTAATAGCTCCGTTAGGTATAACAAAACCATGAACCCTACCGTCTTGAGCCAGCTCTAACCAAGAGCCAACCTGTGCTACTCGTTTCTGCAGCATCATAAACTCTGCAATAAGAGAAGCCTCAGGTATGTTCTTAACTATTGTTAGTGTAGCTTCGTCTACAATAGGTTGCCCTGTAGGAGTAAACTTTTTAGGCTTCCATCCAAAATTAATAAGGTACTCGCCAATTTGTTTGCGGCTAGCTAAGTTAAACTCTACCCACTTCTGCCGCATAAAAGGTTTAAAGTTATTTTTTTCACATAGACTAAGTTCTTCATCAGTTAGTTTGGGGGACTTTGATAAAGCACCGTTTTTGTTAAACTTAGGAGTAACTAATTTATCGTCCACCCACTTAGGCTGAAAGGTTTCGTGTACTTCTTTTTCAAGCGAAGCCATCTTAGACTTTAGTTTAGCAGATAGGAGAGTGGCTTTCTTTTCGTCAAGCATAAAGCCCGTCAACTCTTGCTCTTTCATTATCCAAGCTACTGCATGTTCTAAGTCTACAGATTCTTGACTAAAGTTTTTTAGATCCCCTAGTAGTTTATAGTACATGTCTGCATTTAGTTCTACATCTTGAATACAGTAAGCGCCCATTTCTTCGGTGTATTCTTCCCAACTATCAGGCTGTACTGCTTTTCTTTTAGAGGCATCATTAGGATATAGGAGGTAGCCCCAGTTGCTTAAGCTGTGACCTCCGGTAAGAACGGGATTAACTAAACGAGATATTACTAACGTGTCTTCAACGTGGTTAGTTAAACGCACATCAAAATGTTTTTTAATTACAGGTATATCAAAGCCTATAATATTGTGACCTATTAAAACATCAGCGCTTTCTAATATGTCTACAGCCTTTTGCAATCTGTCAGGAGGAAATAACTTAGGCTCTTCACCAATAACTTTAGTTACGATGCAGTGTATTTTATTCCCTTCTAGCCCGTCTGTTTCTACATCAAAAAGTACTTTTTTAAAACGGTGATGTGCTATCTTGTTTGGAGAAATCAATATCTGTTTCATAAAGCCTTCCTGTGTTTGAGTTGTATTTTAAACTACAAGCTAATCCCGTATCTCCTGTGTACCTAGATTTTAAAACCCTTACCTTAGTTGTGTTAGCTTCTTCTGGATCATCAGCCTGTTGGTTTCTTTCTAAAGCTATCACACAATCTGACAATTGTGAAATTCCTTGTGAGCCTTTAAGGTGAGAAAGAGATACTTCTACACCCTGCTCATGCCCCTTGTCTCCAGCAGCCCTTCTAAGATGTGATACTAATATCATACCTACGCCAGTCTCTTCTACTAAAGAACGGAGCCGTGTCATTAGATTGTCTATGCCGCGCCTTTCGTCTCCTTCTGTCATCACATTAATAAGCATGTGCAGGTGGTCAACTACAACCCACTCACACTGGCATCCTATTATAATATATCTAAGCTTAGAGAAAATTTCATCAACATCAGTAGCACCTAAATGTGAATGAATAAATACTCTATCTTTTTCAATAACATTATTAAACAAGGACACCAATTGTTCCTCGCTGTACGCACTTCTTTTCTCAGATAACTCTAGGCGGTCGTTAGCTTCTATAGCCACAATACCATCTGCTGTACGCAACCAACTTTCTTCAAGAGCTATAACTCCAACATTGTCTGTTGTGTTTTTAATAAGCCAGTGTTCAAGCTCTCTTGTTACACTAGACTTACCAAGTCCCGTGCCTCCTGTAAGCGTAACTAATTCTCCTTTACGCATACCGTATAGTTTTTTGTTAAGTCCGTCCCAAGGATAGGGTATGCTTTTTTTATCTTCTCGGTTAAGCCAATCATCTAGTTTGCTAGAGAGTTCTATAATTCCCGAAGGAGTATAGGTCTTAGCTTCCCACCAAGATTTAGTAAACTCTTCAAACTTTCCCTGCTTCAGCATATCGTTAGCGTCTTTAAAGCCTGTAGGAAAAGACAGTATCTTAGTTTTGTTGGGCTTCAGTATGCGGGCTACCTTCCGTGCCGCGTCTTGCCCTGCTGTATCGTTATCAAAAGCAAGCACTACATTATCGTATGCTTCTACAAACTCAATGCTCTCTCGTATATCTTTAACCGCAGAAGCACTGCCGCGCTTAAGAGAAACTACCGCCCACTTGCCCCCAAACATTTCATGTACTGCCATAGCGTCGCACTCACCCTCAGTGATTGTGAGATACTTGCCGCCTGTGTTTCTATAGAGTTGCTCACCAAACAAACCTGTGCCTTCAAAGCTGCCCGCTGAGTAAAAATTCTTAGTGCTTACTTCTCTTGTTTTTGTAGCAGCAACTTCGTTGTTGTTAAAGTAAGGGTATATATGCTTGTTGGGGCTGGAAAGAACTCCAAAAGCTTTGGCTGTTTTAAGACTAATCTTCCTATCGTCTAAAGAATTATAAGATCCTTTGTAGGAGTTTAAGAAACTGTTAGTGTCAGTAGCTAATGTACTGATGGGCCTATGCTCTTTGTTATTAGATGCAGCGTCGGTTCTTTTTTCACATCCAAAACAATAAGTATGTCCGTCCGTATATAAACTGTTGTTGTCTTTGCTCCCACAAGAAGGACAAGGGATGTGTTTTACAAATGTATTTTCTTTTGTATTCAAGGTATTTCTCCGGCCGCTTTTAATAAAAGGCTAGACACTCCTTTTTTTAGTAAGGAATGCCTAGCCATGTAAACGCATTTCTAATTATTAGATTTTTCTATGCTGTCCTCATCAGCTTCAACTTCAATTTCTTTATCGTCCGAAGGACTAACGTCATCAGATAAACCATCAACAGCCGGTAAATTACTTTTGTTAAAGACATTAATAAGTATACCGGAAAAGAAATTAATGCTTGCCTGATTCTCTCCTAAGTCTAAAGTAAGCTCTGACTTATCGGCGATTAATTTTTTTAGTCTATTGAATATACCTTGTGATTCCGCAGGTAAATCTTCTGCTGAAATTTGCACACCATTAATAACAATGAAAGGTTTATTAACTTCCTCTTTAGTCATAATTAAAAAGCTCCTTCGTCGTACATGCCCACACCATCAGGCTCATTGTATTCTACTAAATCAAGCAATTGTATAGCACGCAAGTCTCGTCCTTTGCCTGAGTTGTCGTTATAGTTCCAAACATATTCGCTGTATTGTACCTTCACTAAAGAACCGTTACCTATTTTTGGCAGGGTGTCTACTCGTTTGCGTTCCTCATCAACAAGAGTGGGCCTAGTATTTTGACCTCCGCCTTTACGATTCACATTTCTTTTAAAGTTTACAAACCTCCCGTAGTCTTTTTCTTTAATAGTATGCCCTCGATTCTCAAAATCAGAAAGGGTTTCATCGTCCAATACTAAATTAATTTCCCAACGATCATCGAAGGTTGTGTTAGGTGTAACTACATTAGCATAGTAAGCATGGCCTGTGACCTCACCGACACCTGTTGCTGCGTTAAATGTATTTTTTTCTGACATCACTATTTTCCTCTCTCTTCTATGTTACTTGTAAATTAAATTTCATGTTACAGCCGTACATTATTCCGTCAGTAGAAACAAAGTCTAACTTAGAAACATGTTTATGTATAGTCTTATCGAGTACCTCTGGAGCCTTTGGATTACTGTACACTCTTAGGTCGGAAGCCTTTCCATCTACTATATTAAAAAGGGCAGAAACGCTATAGCTAGCTTTTTTTGTTAGCCTATTTACTGCACGCTGAATAGCTCTAGTACTGGGCTTGCTTCCTTGTTTTAAAACATAAGAACATTCTGATTTAGGGCCTGACGGGTCGCCAAAAAGTTCACTAACTACATCAGATGCTTCAGGCTTGCTTTCAACAATTTCTTTTTTAGGAGAACTTACTACAAGTGGTTCAGGTACTATAGGTTCAGGCGCTACAGGCTTTGTAGTTTGTACACTTTCTAGTACAGGCCCTTTAGAATTAGTCCAGTGTTTATGAAGCACTTCAGAGTGCTCTACTAATTTTTTATTTGCAATCCTAACCTCATTTAATAATGACGAAACCTCTGCACTAAGAAAAGAAAGCATCGTTTCCATACTCTTATTACTTTTTTGAATAAGCGTATCTGTAGTGTGAAGACCTTCCAGCTCCTTAGAAAAAGTCCTTGCGAATGCAGCATTACTTTCAACCTGAGACTCTAAAGGGTTTATTACTCCCGTATGAAAGCTATCTATAGACTGGTTTAATACCTCGAAAGACACTGCATTTTTACTCTCACTTTGCAATGTCGTTAGAGTATTTTCAAGATTTCTAACTTGTCTTTGCGTACTTTTTTCATATGCTTCTATCTGCTGTTGACCACGATAATCAACAAAGGCAGACATACCCCCAGCAATTAGTAAAACAATCAGTACTTTTACAAAATTATTCTTAAACATAATATGCTCCAGTTGTCCGAAGGACTAACGCCCTTTAATTATAATATCCATTTCAACGCTTCCTTATTTTTCTTTCTCCAGTCTTCATAATAGAATGACAACTCTGAGAAGGAAGCAATACAAGGATTCTTCTTTAAGGTTTTCATTATCCATTTCGGTGTCATAAAGGAAAGACGAATAGTACCTTTAGTTGCATAGTAATCTTCCGTAGGGGCTAAATCATCTATGTTGTCTATAGAGACACGTTCTCCTTCTTCTTCACTTAAGAGTGTCTTTAACCACTCTACCCGAAAAGGTTTTACTTTTCTTCTTAAGGCTTTCACCTTCTTTTGATTCATATATCTGTGCCCTTCATAGCTCTATAGCGAGTTTATAGTACAAAATAGAAAATGTCAAGAAGCAATCTTCTTATTTTTGTAAGGCTGAAGATACACATCTAAGCGTGGTGCGTCTTCAAGACGACACTCGCTCCAAGGTCTCCGTAGATCTCCTGTCTTATACTTATAGGCATTAGGGTTGTTCTTTCCAAACCTTCCATGACACTTGACATAAAACTTTTGGTCTACATGCAGGTTTAAAAAAGAAATCATTTTTCTAAATCTGATAAGAGCGTGCTCTTCTAGATCGTTGCCTTTATTTACAGTCATGATGTATCGGTTGGTTCTGGTCTTCATCTTTACTTACTCCGTAAGTGTAGTAGTGTACTAGTACATTAATACGTTAGTGCATTAGTGCATTAGTACGTTAGTGTTTTAACTTCGGTTATCATTCCTTTAGGGATAAACATTTTAGCAGACATACCATAGGATTCCTTTTCGTAAAGGTCTGTTGCTAACACATACCCGTACTTATTCTTGCAAATTAAAAAGCCTATTGTTTTCCTGTAGACAGGTTTTGTTTTCGTTGCTTCTTCTAATGTAAAATCGTCTGTTTCAATAAACGCATCGCCCCAACTTACACATACAACTTTGTAGATTTTGCGGGGCTTGCGCTTACTCAACTCCATTCTTCGAGGCTCCTTTTAAAGTCTAACATATAAGGGACTGTGAGATCATCAACAAGCAAAGCCGCCTGTTGTCGCTCGGCATCGCTGGCGCTATCGTTTAACAGGCAGCGTTTAATATAGTCGAGCATTTCTAACTCGCTCATTCGTACTCTTCCGGCGATCCCGGCTCGTAGCCCCAGTCCTTGCGCGAATATTGTTCATCAAAGCCTTTGTAATAATTAAGAATTTCTTCTTTTGTCATGTCTTTTTCATACACCGGGGTAGCTGCGTAGGTAGTCCCTCGCATAGCATCGTATTTCTTTCGGTCTTGAAAGTAATGAGGGTGCGCGGGTCGCCCATAATATGCGTCCGCTGATCCTCGATCTTCAGGCGAGCCATGTGTTTCTAAAGGTGAAAGTTTCTGCTTTCTCATTTTTAATTTACTCCTTCTATTTCAAAGTCATAAAACTGCATAACATGTTCGGCGTGGTGTGACCACAAAGCACCAAAGCGATTCGCCATATAC